TGGCAGTAACAATCGACGCAACAGCGGGCGGGGCAGACGCCAACAGCTACATGACGCTGTCAGAGGCTGACACCTTTGTCGAGGCAATGATTTCTAGCTCTGATGTCTCTAAGTGGACAACGGGCAACGATGACAGTCGCAACCGTGCGCTAACTGCAGCGGCACAGAGGCTTGACCGTGAACGATTCCTTGGAGCACGGGCAACAGACACGCAAGCCCTGCAATGGCCGCGCACAGGCGTTCGTAAGCCCGATACATATGTCAATACTTACGCCAGCGGCTTTCCGTTTCGCATTTCTGAGGATTACTTCACAGACGAAGAGATTCCAGATCAGGTCAAGCGTGCCCAGATTGAGATGGCCGTCTACCTGAAAAACAACGTGGACGGCATCAGCCTTGGCGGCCTGGAGGACTTCAAAAACGTCAAGATTGGCAGCCTGGACGTAACCCCTGACAAGACTGGCGCGATCGGTGCTGACCGTGTGCCGCCAATGTTTGAAAGGTACTTGACGGGCCTTAGAATTAGTGGACCAGGCAACATCGCAATCAAACGGAGCTGACCATGTACGAGGATCTATCAGGCGGCTTCGAGTTCATCTCTGACACCAACGCGCACACCGGCAGGTTCAGCAAGATCTATTTCAAAGAAGACACTGTGATCAGTGCGATCACCGTCAAGAACGCAACCGGCAACAGTTTGGCTAGCGAAACTTTCGTTGCCGACACTGAAATCTGTGGAATCATCACGAGCATCACGCTGACCAGTGGTGCCTGTCTCGCCTATAACCTCTGATGGGCATTGCCTCTTCACTGGTCAATGTCGCTGACAAGGTCATCAGCAAGTTTGGCGGTGATGTGACAATCCGCTTTGTTGCTGCGGGTGCTTATGACACGTCAGATGGAACAGTCGCTGAGACAAACACCGACAGTGAGGTGAAAGGCATCCTTGAGGATGTGGTGAACAAAGAAGCAAACGAGCTGGTCCAGGCCGGTGACAAGCGTCTGACGGTTGCCGCAAAAGACTTGGATTCGGCCCCTGGCACAAAGGACAAAGTCGTTATCAGCACTGTGGTTCATCAGATCATCAGCGTTGAGACAACAGAGCAGGAGAACACTGCTATCACTTACGAGTTGATCCTGAGGGCATAGCGATGGCAAAAGAGATTCCGCTAGATCAAATCGCCAACTACATGGACGGCCAGATCCAGCGGTTGGTTAAGACGACAACGCTGGAATGGGAAAAGCGAGCAAAGGAAGCAACACCTGTAGACACCGGCAGATTGCGTGGTGCGTGGCAAAACAAAGTTGAGCCTTATCAAGGCGAAGTAACCAACAACGTGAAATATGCTGAACCCGTTTGCTACGGCACCAACCTGCCGCCCTCTTGGAAAGGCAAGTTCAGAACACGTCAAGGCACTGTTGCTGGCTTCCCTGAGTTGATCGGTAAAGAGCTTGAATCATGGGCTCAAGGTGAGTATCAAAAGATCATTAGGAGAGGCTGATGGCGGCTGCAGATCTCAACAGCATCAGGGCAACCATTGAGGGCAGGCTGGCCACAGAGCTTGCAAGCAGCCCGGCCATTCCTGTTGTATTCCACAACATGCCTTATGAGCCGACGCCAAACAGTTCGTTTGTTCAGTGTTTAACAACCTTTGGCTCAAGTGAATACCTTGGGCACGGATCAACCTCAAACTCCTACAACCGGATTGTGGGCTTGGTTGTTCTGAACATATTTTCTGCCCAAGGCGTAGGCCCTGGCGCTAATTACGTTATTGGAAAACGAATCCGAGACCTTTACAATAGGGTGATCGTGTCGGGGGTTTTCTTCGACGCTCCAATTGGTCCAGAGGCACTGGCTTCACCAGCACCCGAGGGCTATTTTCAAACACAGGTCCGTGTGACCTTTGAATCCATCGAGGAACTCTGACCATGGCCACCATCCGAGGCGAATCCGGTTCAGTTGAATTTGAAACTGGTTCAGGCAGTCTTGCGACCGTTGTTGGCACCCGAAGCTGGAGCCTGACAACTACAAAAGAAACGCTTGACACCAGCGTCCATGGCAACACCTTTCGTCAGTTTGTCGGCAGTATGATCAGCGGCTCCGGCACTGTTGAGCTGGTTTATGACCCAGACGCAACCGGACAGGCCGCCTTTATTGAGGATGTGATCAAGACAAGCGATGCGGCGGATGCGTCGTTTGAGCTGTTTACAACCGGCACTACAAACGGCACTGACTCCCTTTCTTTTGGTGGAATTATCACCGACATGGAAATTAGTTCCACGGTTGGAGAGCTTGTGGTTGTTAGCTGCAGCTTTATCACCAGCGGCACTATCACTTCCAACCTGGAGTAAGGAGGCTATATTTAAGCGGCAAATGTGTTGCTTAAATGCCTGCTACTGAACGGACGGTTGACTTGCTGGTTGGGGCGTTTGATCTCAACCAGCGCCGCAAGTACGAATTAAAGAATGCAGCAGGCGACAAGATTGTTGACCTGTACTTCAAGCCAATCACACGCGCTGACCGCAAGAAAGCTCAAAGCCTTGCCGGTACTGAAGAGGCTTTGGTGATCAGCACGCAGATGCTTTGTCAGATGGCGGAGCTTGAGGATGGCAGCAAGGCTTTCGCGGCCGCTGATGCTGAGAAGCTTCAGCGCAAGTTGCCTGAAACTGTCCTGAACGACATTGAGCTGTTCTTGTTCGGCATCGGTGAAGAAGCCGGGCTGGACGACGCAAAAAACGACTAAAGCAGGACAAGTGGACTTCTTTTGAGTTCTTCCTGGCCTGCGAGCTTGGTATGACTGTTAGCCGGCTTCGCACGGAACTAACCGATGCGGAGCTTGTTTATTTTGCTGCGTTCTACGAGATCAAGAATGAGGAGCAGGAGAAAGCAATGGATCGCGCAAAAATGAAGCAGCGGTAAGATTAGAGCAGTGCTGAGGCGGCTGTGGCAAGGTCTACCATTGAGCTAATCGTTAACGCCTCTAAAGCCATAAACCCTTTGAAGAGGGTCACGGCTGCGACTACAAAGCTTGATGGTGCCACAAAAGGCATGAATCAACGTTTAGGGAGTAGCAAGCGACGTTTTGAGGCACAAGGTAAGAGTGCAAAGAAAGCTGCGGGCGATATTCAAGGATTAACAGGTGCTGTCAAAGGTTTTGTTACTGCGGCAGCTTTAGCTGGAGCGGCTAAATTTGTTTTTGCTAATACTGCAGAACTTGAGAAGCAAACCAGAAGTCTGCAGGTTCTCACCGGTTCTTTAGACACTGCCAAGGGAATTATTAGTGAGCTTCAAGATTTTGGTGCAGTTACGCCATTCACTAGCACCGAGCTAATCGACACAGCTAAACGCCTCAAGGCTTTTGGCGTTGAGACTACAAAGCTGGTTGATATTACAAAGCGGCTAGGGGATGTCGCAGGTGCTACTGGAGCAGACCTTGGCGGCATTACAACAGCGTTTGGTCAAATCCAAGCAAAGGGCAAACTGCAAACAGAAGAGCTGCTGCAGTTGCAAGAGCGTGGTGTTGATTTAGCCGGAGTGCTGAAAAATGAATACAACTTAACTGGAGAAGAATTTAGTAAGGCGCTACAGAAAGGCCAGATAAGCGCCGAGGCAGCAGAGTTTGCGCTGAAAAAATTAACTGACACTGGTGGAATGTATGCCGATGGCGCGATCTCTCAGTCAGACACTTTGTCTGGCAAATTAAGCACACTTGTAGACAATGTGCAGAGAATTGCGCAAGCTCTTGGCGCTCTTTTAGCGCCAATGCTAAAGAAAATTTTCGATCTTACAAATAATGCTCTAACGCAGATTAATGACCTTATGTTTGCGATGACAAACCCAGGGGCAGCGTCTGCGCGGAAAGCAATTCAAGGGGGCAGGCTGCCTTTTAATGTCCAAGGGGCGGCGGAGCTTTTTGAAGGAACCGGTGTTGGGGGCAGAGGTCTAAAAGGGATGCAGGAAGCATCTACTCAGCTCGCAAAAATGGGCGGCAACCGTAGAGACATTCTCTTGCGTTTGATGCAAGACAGATTAGCGGAAATGGATGCTGTAAATATTCCCCAGGTTGATACCACGGTGCCGACTCTTCCTCCTCTAAGTACTCAGGACCCCGAAGGCAAAGGCAAAGGCAAAGGGCGTACGAAAGTAGACCCCTCTGTGCAAGCTCAGCAAAATGCACTTACTCAATTACAGAAACTTCGTGACGATGTAGAAGTTCGCAAAGCACGCAACGAACAAGAAGCAAGAATGATTGAGCTGCAGCATCAAATAAGGAAAATTGACGAACAACGCGTTCTTATAGGCGATGTTTTAGCCGATCAACTAATCCAGGAAACAAGAACACGATTTACTGTTAATGAGCTTCAACTGTTTAAGAAGCAAAGAGATCAAGAAATAGCAGATCAGCAGAAAAAGAATGCAGAGGACCTCAAAAAA